GTTTCTGAGCGGTCAATTTGTGTGCGAACCACATTTTTATCGCGCGAAAAAGAAACCATCAGGGGTGGAGCCATGAATGTTGAGTCCTCCCCTGATGTTGTTCCGAAAGTGTAGGTCTTTTTTGATTTGATATTCTCAAAAATCACATTGCCAAATCTGGCATCAGCAACGGTGTAGAGCTGAATGGGTTCTGAGCCTGAAGCGTTGGCGTCCGGGTCAGCATAAATCGGCAAGTTTGCCAGGCGACCGAATAAGGCATTGGCATAATTACTGCCAACGAATCCGAACGCGCCCTGGTAACGCGCAATTAAAGTATTCAGACTTACACTACCCATTTTGCTTTTTTAAAAGTCCCATGTTTGCTAAATATTCTACCTGTCTGTATTTTTCCATCCAGGTTTCATCGTCAAGTTCTTCAGGAAAAGGAACGCCCAGGTAATAGCTGATGAAGGCGTTTCCCTTCCTTATGAAGTTTGCATTTTCCCTGCCGCGGCTATCCTCATCGTCATCAATATCGATTGTAGGATAGTCCGCTACAAGTTTTTTACTACGGCTTTCGGGGTTGGAAGCAGCTGAATAATTCCATCAGCAGCGGCAAGAAACAACTCCTCAACGGCTTTAACCTCTTCTTTTGAGGTGAGCAGGCATGAGTTTACAAGAATCTCTTTTGCCTTGTCAGGATTGCGGTCAATCCACTTTTCAAACTCGCTGAGCTCTTTACGGCCCGGGGTGCGGATGATTACGTCCAGAAACTTATCGCCGTTCTGGTCGAGCGGGAGAGATGCAAGTTTTACCTTTTCAGCTCCATAGCGTTCCTTCCAGGCTGCGATCATCTCGGCAGTAACTCCGTGGGGGAGGATTATTTCAGCTACTTCTTTTTGATTTTGTTTCATTATAAAAACTTTTTAAGCGTTGTTGTAATCAACATCCAGGATGAATAGTTCAAACTGCTTTTTCAAGTCCATGTCGCCTCCGACCTCGCGGCCCTGGCTTTGGAATTTTACAAGCAGGGTATCGTTAATGATATCATTGTCATCATTCACAAATGATACATTCACGTGGAAGGGTTTCACCTTTAGAAGGTCGCCGCCAGCGGCTTTCTCAATTGCGCTCGCGCTAGCAAGCCTCAAAGTAATTGAGCCGGTGTTACTCACTTTGCCCATCGAAAAGCTTGTTAGCTTGTTAGAGCCGAGCGAGTGATTTGGCTGGTGTTCCTGAGCGGTGTTGTAGGTTACCTCTGTAACCTCAAAATCGATGCGGCCAAACAGGGCGACTGTTACGTCGCCGCTGTCGAAGGCCCTGCCGTTTTTCTTTACAAGTCCCATGTTATAAGGTTGTCTTTAGGTTAAGGGTTCCTTTGATTTTGCCGATTGTGGCCGTGGGCACAATAATGAAGCTTACCCTCAGCTCCTTTCCGCCACTTAGCAGCTGCGAAAGTGGATCAACAGCGCTGGCGCCATCGGTTATCTCGCCGAGCTTCGCCATATCGCTAAAAGCAACATCAGCAAGGTTTTCAAAATACTTGCGTATTGAAACTGGCAGATACCCGGTTGAGCTATCGACAGGAACGGTCAATTTCAATTTTGGAAGAAGTTTCTTCCGGAGCAGCCTTGCAGCTTTGTTGATTGTTGCGGCATGTCCCAGTGTGCTGATTTTGATGAAACCATCATCATCAGCGCCCTCAGGGGAGCAAACATGATCGTTATTCCATCTTATGCCGGTAATGCCGGTGTATGAGAGGCCGAACACATAGCCCTTGGAGTCCAGGTCGGAAAGGTCATCCTCAACGGCTTCAATTTTCTCGTGTGAGCTGAGCCCGGCGGTAAGCCAACGGCCACGGGTGGCGCTGCTAATGTCAAGTGTTTCAACTTCGCCAACTGATCTGTTTACCGATATTGCCGCTTTGGTTCCCATCAGGGTTCCAACGTCGGCAAACTTTTGCCCAACGGCGTTTTGAGTTTCGGCAAAGTCCCAGTCCTGGCCAATGCAAAGAACCACGTGCGTGGCCTCAAGCAATGCGGCTCCAACCAGGATATTTCTCAAGTCAAGTGCGGTGGCGCCGGTTCCTGAAAAGCCGCGCCCTTCAAGTAGTATGACAACCGGTCTGTCGGTGCTCCAGCTCCACTCATGCAGTGCCTGAGCAGTTGCAATAGCGCCGCGAACATGCTCCTCAAGCCCGTCAACAATTACAGGTACGTAAGCAACGGCGGGGTTGTATGCCACGGCAATATAACTTACTAATCCACCTGAAGCGATAACCAGAGCCTGGGCATGTGTATCAATCAGCTCGCTCATGGTGTCGGCCTGATCCCCAACAACGAGGTAAAGCTTTGTGCCCTCGCCGGCCATCCGGTAAAACTCTGAAATATGGCGATAAACACGCACCGCGTTGGTAGTGTCATAAGCCGCATCAATGCCGAGTGCTTCGGCATCTTTAGGTTTCGTAAGTGGGTAAACCACCCCGATTACAACGCCTGTGGCGCCGCCTTCAACAGTGGCTACAGCCGGGCCAGAAGCAATCAGCCCGGAGATGTTATCTTCTGTCTGGCTGCTGGCACCGGTTGTGCCTTTGTTAAGTTCAAATCCGCGTATGCTCATAGCTATTCTGCTTTAAGTTTAGTGAGTGCCTCAAGAACCCGCCTGTCGTAATGCTGCAAAGCTTTACGATCCTGCCCAACTGACAGCATTGCATAGTTCAGCACAGTAAAATATTCGCCTTTAGGATTGCGGTAAAGCTTGTCAGCCTTGCAGCGATCCATAATTTCAAGAATCTCCTTAGCGTCGGAAACCATTTTGTCGCGTTTCTTCAGTACCGCTTCAACCTCAAGAACCTTCCCGGTTTCGGCTTCGGCTTTTTCTTCAGTAACCTGCTCAGCGGGCTGCTCGGTTTCGGTTTCGGCTTTTTCTTCAGTAACCTGCTCAGCGGGCTGCTCGGTTTCGGTTGCGGGTGTTACTTCAGCTACAACTTCGATAGCTTCTTTAACTGTTGGCTCAGTGGGCTCTGCCACCTCCTCAGGGGCAGGTGTGGCCTCCCTGGTGACTTCTGCGGTTTTCTCTTTTACAGCGGGTGCTGCCTTAGCGGCAGGGGGCTTTGCACCCCCTGTGGCTTTGGCAAGATCACCGGCTTTTGTATTTGTCTTTGACATTTAAGCCGTTTTTATGTTATACGTTACCTGAAACTATCGCTCCGCGACCATCCTCGCGTTTTGGCAGCACAATGTAGTGGTGACGGAAGTTCACCTTATTGCGTTGGTATTCCGGGTCTGTTGAGGCTTGTGAGAAGTACATTTTTGTCCATCCGTTTGCCTTTGATGCTCTTTCAAGCGCGAAATACACTGATGCCCTTCTGTCAGTAGCCGCGGGAACTGCGCCAAATGCAAGCTTAGCCTTCGTTGCAGGGTTATAGTATGGATTGCCAAGATAGCTGTAGAAATCAAAACCAAGCATATTGAAGGGCTTTCCGGTTGTGGCGTTGTAGTATTGATCTTTGAATTTCTGATCAACCATCAAAAGGTCGTTAACATGGTCAGCGCAAAGAACAAGTCTGCGGCCAGCATCCGGATGCTCAAGATTGTCCGCCTCACGTTTTAGGCGCACAATGTCATCCCAAACCAGGCGTTTACGGCCAGTCCCGTCGTCCGCGCCACTTGTAACAAGCACCGGCATTGCCGCAGTATTTCCGGACGGGGCAAGCGAGTGAATTGCCTTTCTGTATTTCGCCTTAGCAATCGCGTTTGCATGGGCATCCTTAACAGCGCCCATTTTATCGTAGCTCAGAGCATATAGCTCATCGTCAGTTACAGGTGTAACTTTAGTTTGGTATTTGTCAAGGGTTATAACAATGTCCTCTTCGCCGAGCTCCTGCAATGGAATTGGATAGGTGGTATTGTTAATCAAAACGTCGGGTTCAACGCCCATATACACAAGGTGAATGGCCTGAGCTTCATCACCCACCGCAGATACATATCTGGAGTAGTCGCTGATGCCGTCAAGAAAAGTGGCTTCCATAAGCCGCGATAGAGCCTTAACAACCTCTCCCGTCCAAACCTCTTTATAAACGGTGGCCATCAGCACACCTGACGTTGAGGGCATTGGAATAAAGCTGATTGTGACGAGCGAGCCGGTAACGGCCCACGGGTTAAGCCCGGTAGCTGATGCGATACCTGAGCCAAAGGCCACTGCTACAAGCAGCGACATTAAAAGTGAAATCAAAATTTTTGTGGGTTTCATTGTTTGGGTTTTGGGTGAAAATTTGCTTTGAAAAAATAGGGGGCCGGTCTTCAAATTTCTGCCGACCCCCGGGCTCTCGTTGAAAGGTTTATCTTACAGTTCCGGCTCTGATTTATACTCAGCCTTGTAAAGGGCTTTGAATAATTCAGGATCGGTTTTTGGCATGGTCTCAAGTGCCTCAGGGGCTTTGGTCTGGTAATCGTTCCAGCTCCAGCCTTTACGATCTTGAGCGGATGGGTTACCCTCAGCGCCTTTGCCTGCAATCATGCCGGCAATTGGCTGGTAAGGCTTCATGTTAGCCAGGATAGCTTTAAGGCCATCGGCACCAAGCTTTTCGCCGTGGGTGTTGTACTCATCGGCTTGCTTGTCAGTAATAAGCTTATCAGCAACGGCCTGAGCCACAATCTGACTGATAACCTGTTTGTTTGCGGCTGCGGCTGCGGCTGTGGCTGCGGCTTTCTCAGTCTTCAGCTTTTCGTCGATCGCGGCCAGAACCTGCTCGTCGGTGCTCTCCTCTGTAACCCCGGCGAGAGAATACCGGGCAATCATGGCTTTTTTGTCCATTTCTGATTTTGGGTTAGTGAAACTTCTGTTTTGTGGGGATGCTCCCGAAAGAACTGCGGTAAACTTGTTATACACGGCTTCGGCGCCCAGGGTTTGAGCTTCAGCCTTGTCGAGCTTCAGATCGTTTTTTGCTGTGAACTTGTCATCTGCGAGACCAGCGGAGATACACTCATCGGCGTCGAACCAATAGTCAGTGCCGTCGAACCAGGCTTTTACTTCCTCAACCGTTTTTTTTGTCTTCCCAACCAGGCGGCTGGTGAAGTTTTTTTCGATCGAAGTTAACAGCTTAGCGGTTTGAATCATCTGCTTTGCACCTCCTCTAGCGCCTCCCTGGGGGGCGTGGATCATAATAAAACCGTTGTCGATTATATGTACCCGCGTTCCGGCTGTGGCAATGATTGAGCCCATTGATGCGCAAACGCCATCGATGTAAATATCGACTTCGCCTTTAAAGCCCTCCAAAAAGTTAATGATGAGGTTTCCGTCGAAGACATCGCCGCCGTAAGTGTGAATGTGAAAATCAAGCTGCTTGTAGCCTTCCTTTGCCACTTCCGCAAGTGCCGCGTGCACAGCTCTGAAATCCATCCAGTACCCGCCAACGTATCCGTAGATCGTTAAAACCGCCTTGTCCTTTAGCTTTTCAAGTTTAAACATGTTCCCAGGTTTCCCGTGTTTGTGAGCTGCAAGATTACCCGGTATTTCGCGCCTGTACAAATTATTGTAATACCCTTATACTATTCAGTATAAGCATATTACTGTAATTATAATAATGTGCCCGGAAAGTTGAATTTTGCAGCAAATTCTTTTAAATGGCACTGAAAAAAGACGGTAAAAAAGACTGGACACGCGCCGAGCTCAAGCGATTGAAGTCGGTAATCGAAGACCTGTACATCAACAAGGACTACACCCTTGAGCAGATTGCGGCTGAATTCGATATTTCGGTTCAAACCCTGAGCAAATGGAAAAAGGGCGAGAAAGACCAAAAGACCTGGGACGAGCGCAAAGTGTTTGTACAGCTCACCCCAACCCGCCTTAAAGAAATGCTCCTGGGCGAAGCGCTCAGCATCTCAGAGGGTAAGGAGCCGACCTTTAAAGCCGACTCAATCAGCAAGATCATGGCGGCTGTTGACCGGCTCGACAAACGGGTAAACCCGCGAACGGTAATCACGGTTATGAAAAACTTTGATAAGTGGATGGTTGACATCGACCCGGCCAAAGCTGTGGAGTTTGTCAAGTTTCACCGCATGTTCATTCAGTACGTAATTAGCCAGGAGGATTAATGGCGGACAAAAAGTATCTTCAGCTCATACAGGATTATGAGCGACATTGCCAGCTGATTGTAAGGGCGTCGAACACGATCCTTAACGAAACGCCAAAGGCGAAGCTTGAGCGCATGAGTCGCCTCGAGGGGGATTATGTTTCGTGGTTCGAGTATTACTTTCCGAACTATGCCAAAGTCAAAAGCGCCTGGTTCCATAAGAAGCTTGCAAACCTTATCATCAAAAACAAGATCATCAGGCTGCTGGCCGAATTGTTCAGGGGAGCCGGCAAGTCGGTTCACATCGACATGGGCATTCCTTTGTTCCTGATGTTTGTGCTTCATGATCTTAAATTCATGCTCCTGGTCGGAGAGACTGAGCCGAAAGCCAACAAACTGATATCAGGAATACAGGCTCAGCTGCAATTCAACAAAAGGCTGATTGAGGATTACGGCGAAAAGTTCAAAATGGGGGACTGGAGCACTGGCGACTTCCTTACCGTTGACGGTGTGCGCTTCATGGCCATCGGTTTCGGGCAAAACCCCCGAGGCATCAGGGAGGGTTCCGAGCGGCCCGACTATATCGTAGTTGACGACGTTGACAACCGCCGGCACTTCAAAAATGAGCGGCTTATGAGCGACTCGGTTGATTACATAACTGAGGACGTATGGGGAACTTTCGATAACATGGAGGGCGGCACCGAACGCTTTATTTTCGCCAACAACAACACCCATAAAAAGAGCATTACAAACCGCTTGAAACTGTATTTCAAAAATGCAATGCAGAAAGCAAAGGAGGAGGGTGACAAGTCTCCTTTTCACGTGCTCACGGTTTGTGCTGTTAAAGACCTGAATACATTCACTCCGGAGTGGCCCGAAAAAGCCTCGTCCGAGTACTGGCGCAAAAAGTTCAGGGATATGCCTTACCGCTCATTTATGCGTGAGTTTATGCACGTGCATGTTGAGGAGGGGAAAGTATTCAAATTTGAGTTCTTCCAGTGGCGGGAGCCCCGTAAGTTTTCCGATTACGACGCCCTCGTCATGTATGGAGACCTTTCATACAAGGCAACGGCTTGTTTTAAGGGCATGTGGCTGGTTGGGAAGTGCGGGCGTGAGTTCGATATCATTCACGGCTTTTTGAGGCAGTCAACGCGCCCGGCAATTGCTGAATGGCTGTATAACCTTTATGAGGACAAGAAGCTTGATAAGGCTACAATCAAATACCTTATTGAGGGCCTGTTTGCCATGGATGAGTTTGTAAATGACTTTGACGAGGAGGGCGACAAGCGGGGATATTACATCCCGGTGGTTGCCGATAAGCGAACCAAAATTGACAAGGACGAGCGCATCGAAGCAATGAGCGCATTTTTCGAGCGCAGGAACGTTTTCTTCAACCTGCTCGAGCGCGACAATTACGACCAGGTTGAGCTGCGCGATCAGCTGCTTGCTTTTGAAAAAGGAAGCGAGGTGGCAAAGGACGGCCCCGACTCGCTCGAGGGTGCAATAACAAACTGCAACCGGGTTGGATTTGTTGAGAAATTCCCGGCGCGTACAAGCAGCCGGTCAGAGGTGAGAGATAAATCTAAAAATCAATTCTAATGAGTTTTCTATTAACAGCAGATTGGGATGTTCAGGTGCGCTCAGAAATTGCCCGCATTCTTGACCCGTCAACCGAAAAGGGGAAATTGCTACAGGCTGAAATTGCAGCCATCGCGCAAATTAAGAACCACCTTTCAAACAGGTATGACATAGCCGCCATTTTTGCGCCGGTTCCGGAGGCCGGCCCTGATGTACGCGACAAGTACATAGTGATGCTCACCATCGACCTGGCATTGTATCACCTATGGAGCAAGGAGGGGCCAAATAACATTCCAAAAACACGGGAGCTTCGATACTCCGACGCTATTCAGTGGCTCACAGCGGTACAAAACGGCAAGCCGTGCAGCCTGCCATTACTCCCAAATGAGGATGGCACAATCACCGGCGATGTGCGGATTTGGTCAAGGCATAAGCCAGAAGACAACAGGTACTAATTTAACCAGGCAACCACATGAAATTTGAAATAGGATCAAGAGTTTACCAGTTTGGCCGCGTGTCAGCTGAAGCGAAATCAAAACCCGGGCAGGTAACCGCAAAGGACAGTGTAATCATAAGCCAGCTGGCAAAGGAGGCCGTTGACCGCTCCAGGGCTGAAATAAAGAAATGGCGGCAGGCAATGACCGCAATCGATGATCCGGAGAATCCACGTTGGGCATTACTCCAGGACTTACTCGATAACCTTAGCACCGACGGCCACCTGATGGCCTGTGTGCAGATACGTAAGTCTGCAACCCTGGCAAACAGGTTCTATATTAAAGACAAGACAACCGGCAAGGAGCAGCCCGAGAAAACTAACCTATTGATGGCCGAGTGGTTTCACACCATGATGGATCAGCTGCTTGATAGCATTTTTAAAGGTTATACGGTGGTTGAGCTTGCCGACCCTACAGTTAATTCGTGGGTGATGTGGCCGCGCCGCAATGTTTGCCCCAACCTTCACCGGCTTTATTTTGAAGTTTTCGGCGATAAGCATATCGTTTACACCGATCCGGCATTTGCAAAAAACGTACTGGAGCTCCGCAGCTCTTATCCATTTGGCATTCTTAATGACATTGTGCCGCAGCTCATCTGGAAGCGCAATGCTCAGCAAGCCTGGGCAGATTTTACGGAGCGATTTGGTATTCCGCTTGTTTCAGCAACCACAAACAAAAGCGACAAAAAAGAGCTTGACCGCATTCAGGCAATGCTTAACGCGTTGGGGCAGTCGGCAACCGCGCTCCTCCCTGAAGGTACAACAATCACCATCCACGACCAGTCAACAAAGGGTGATCCGCATAAGATATTCCAGGAGCAAATAAGAACCTCAAACGACGAGGTTTCAAAACGCATTCTCGGAGGCACAATGATCACCGACAACGGAAGCTCCAGAAGCCAGTCCGAGGTTCAGGAACGCACGCTTGACTATAAGATAGCCGAGAGCGACCGCCGTTTGCTCGAATTCTTTGTCAACGGAAAGTTGATTCCTGTGCTAAGGCAGTGGGGCTGGCCACTCAACGACAACGACCAGTTCTATTTCGACAGGTCAGAAGAGCTGAACCTATCCGATCACTGGAAAATTGTAAAAGAGGCATCTGAAACCTACGAGATGGATCAGGAGTGGGTAAGAAATCGGTTCAACCTTCAGATCGTTGGCCTCAGGAAACAGCAGGCCCCTGAAAAGCCTGACAGTGGAAAGAAAGGAATTTCCTCAAATTTTCAGTAGGGAACAGCCCAACGGCTAGCGCCGTTCCCAAACTTTATGAGCCGTGCCCGCATTGCGGCGGGTGAATCGGGCTTACCGCCCGGAACCGGCCCACAACTCGACAAAGAGCTGGATCGGGTGTTACGCGCAATATATGACGGCAAAGCCGGGGAGATTGACCCGGTAATGGTTCAGGTAATTGGTACCGTGCTCGAAAAGCAGGTGTTTACAGGTTTCGGGAGTGATTTCCTGGGCGTTGATTTCAAAACGACCGATGGCGATATGCTAACCCGGCTCACCCGCGACACCTGGTCGTTTGCATCCGCCAAAAACTATCAGCAGCTCCGCGATATGTCGCTGGCCCTGGTAAGCGAAACCGGGCAGGCCAGAACCTTCAGCCAGTTTGAAGAGGCCGCGAAGCTTATCAACGCCAAGTATAACAAAAATTGGCTGTTAACAGAGTATAACCAGGCAATTGGCGGCGCAACAATGGCTGCCCGGTGGAATGAGATTGAAAAGAATGCAGACCTTATGCCATACCTGCGCTACAGCACCGTTGGTGATAGGCGCGTTAGAGATTCTCACGCAGCGTTGGACGGCGTTACCCGCAAGATTACCGACGAATTCTGGAATACTTACTTCCCGCCCAACGGCTGGGGGTGCCGGTGCTCAGTTGACCAGTTGCCCGGATCAAAGCAGAATGAGTCGAAAAATATTCCTTCAGTCCCCGTTCCTGATATGTTTAAAACTAACCTGGCTAAGTCAGGGCTGATTTACCCGCAGTCTCATCCTTACTTTAGCGGAATACCTGACGGCGTCCTGAAGGAGGCGCTGCTTAAGCTTCCGTTAGATGCACAATATAAGCCGGTGTATAAAAGCAAGGCAACCGGTAAAACTGTGAGTATGCACCTGAACCACGGCAGTAAAGAAATGGCCGAAAATATCAAGACGGCCAGTTGCCTTGCTGATAATGGTTATAATGTAAAGCTTTTACCCGTGATGAACAATGATAAATTAAGGGAAATAATCTACGGAACTTCTGACTTTATTCCGGGTAAAAATCCCGATGCCCTTATAAATGGAAGCATCGCCGAGTTCAAGAAAGCCGAGCCGACAAAATCTGCAATACACAACGCAATAAGCAGGTCTAAGACAAAACGGCAGGCAAATTTTATCGTAATCAGGCTAACTGAAAAGTTAGAGGTGCTTAATATAGAGCGCTATGTCAAAGGAAAAATGAATCAATCAACCTTTACCGGCGACATATGGGTAATCAACGTTGATGGAAAGCCGCTCAAATACGATCGCAAGTACTTTGGATTAAAGTAAAGGCAAACCGGGCGGCAGGTTTGCACCTATCGCCCGGTTTGGGAGGTCTGGGACGAGGCCCTGACCACTGCAAATATACAAAACTTTTTAGAAATACGGTTAACCAGTAAAAAATTATGGACGGACAAGCAAAAGTAAGCTTAATACTTGAGCTCAAAAACCGGATGACCACCGGGCTTACACGGGCTAAGCAGCAATTGAATCAAAACGTGCGCGACATGAAAGGCCAGCTCGACGGGCTTAAATCAAAGTGGTCGAGCCACTGGAGCGACATGAAGAACCAAATGCCAGGCGTAGGTAATGCGCTTGGGCTGCTTAAAAACCCGCTCACGCTTATTGCGGGCGGGCTGGCTTTAATTGGCATAAAAGCCAGGCAGGCCATTGCCGAGGCGGAGCGCTTCAGCGCGAAGTGGCGCGAAGTGGCTATGCTCAATATTGATAAGCCAGCCAGGGAGATGGGGAGGCTGAAGAATATGGTTTATGACGCCTCCTTTGAAAAAGGTTTTGACCCAACACTTGCGGCTGAAGCGTTTTTTGATATTCAGTCCGTAACCGGAAAATTCGGCACTGAGGTTGACGTGATAGTTCGTAAGCAGGGTGAATTTGCAAACATGATGCAGGCTGATTTTAATTCCTGGATTGCAGGTACCGGAAAAGCAATGGCCAACTATGGCTTTGGAGCTGATCGGCTCGACGAGTTTAACCGGGCGGCTTTTGCAACTGTTAAAACAGGGGTTACCACCTTCGACCAGCTCTCAAAGGTAATGAGTGTTTATTCCGGTGCGGCCTCAGCTGCAAAGCAGGATTTCAGCGCGGCAAACAAGATGTTCAGCCTCTTTTCGGTAAAGGTTAAAAGTGTTGACGAGGCGGCTACGCTTACAAAATCGCTTTTCAATGACCTTACAAAGGAAACAACCGTCAAGGCTTTTGAAAAGATCGGAATCAGCATGTATGACAACAATGGAAAGTTTCGCCAGGCTGATGCTATTCTGCTTGACCTGAATAAAAAATTCAGGGAACTTGGTAATAACGACAGCGCAATCATAGCGCTTAAAAACCAGTTCCAGGGCTCAGAGGGTTTAATTTCCTACGTTCAAACGGCGATGGATAAAACCGATCAGCTAAAGAATACCTTAACCACATTTGATAGCACTGAGCTAGGAATGAGCAAGGCAATTGAAATCGTAAAGAATGACATCAACTACATTAACCAGCAACTTGAAAACAGAACCAAAGTATTAATGGCTGAAATAGGGGCAAACTTGCTTCCGTTTAAGGTTGGAGTATTGTCATATGTAAATGGCTCTATTGGCGTAGTTAATGACGTATTGACTGGCCCTACAAGAATGGCTGAAAGATATCAGAATAAAGCGGCCTCTGATATGCTTAATAAATATCCTGGTTTAGCTGATGTCAAATCTCTAAGCTCTGATGAGTTTGATAGAATTATCAAATTGGCGGAGGGCGAGCGTGATATGTATGAGAAAAGGTCGTGGAACAATGCAAAATTCTTAATGGAAGGATATCGGAGATCTAACCCTGATGATTATAAAAACGCGCACTATCAAAGTGGAGCTTTTGCGGCATTAAGCGGGCTAATTAGAGATGCTAAAAAAGCGACTCAGACTGATAGCCCTTTTGTTGATCCAAACGCCAAGGCCGACCCAAACGCTGATCCAAGTGCCACTATTAATTCGCTATCCAACAGCACAAAAAACATTACCGGGGCTTCTCAGCCGGTTAAGAATGTTACGGTCAACATCGATTCCTTCGTAAAGGGCGGCATTAACACTCAGCACACCAACCTGCAACAAATGGATGAACGCCAGCTGGAGCAGTGGTTTAAAAATATGTTCCTTCGCGTATTGGCAAACATGGAAACATCCTACCAGTAATGAGCGATACACGGGATTTTGATTTGAAAGTTGAGCGAGTGGCCAACGCCATCAGGGGAATTCCACGCCGGGCCGCAACGCTGGCCGTTAACTTCAGCAAGGATCGCTTCAGGGCGCAAAACTGGGTAGACCATACTACGCAGCCCTGGAAGCCTCGCAGTACAAAAACATGGCGCAGAAAAGCCGAGCGACCCGGGAGGGCAGTTCTGGTATTAAGCGGTAAGCTCAGGCGCAGCGTAAGGGTAGTATCAATCTCAGCTGAGCGCATAGTAATCGGCAGCGATGACATAAAGGCCCAGGTGCATAATGATGGCTTCAGGGGCAAGGTTAAGCAGACGGTGAAAAAGCATACCCGTAAAAGGTATGGCCGGGTATCATCGTCTAACCTGGCAACCCGCAAAACCACAAGCCGCAGGGGCATGATTGGCGAAAGCGAGGTTAATGAGTATGAAAGAACCATCGATCAAAACATTCCGCGCCGCCGCTTCATTGGTTCATCGGCGGTGCTCAACAGGCAGCTTGAGCGTATGATTACAGTTGAAATAGTAAGGGCCTTTAAAAACAAATAACATGGAATTAGTGTACAACAAAATTGTTGAAGTATTCAACGCGCACCCCGAGGTGTTTACAGATAGGAGCCTGCCGGTTCCGCGCACAATCGATATTGACATGGGGCAGGCCGAAGACCCGGAGAGCTTCGAAATATTTCTGCCTGGCATATTCGTAAACTGGAGCATCAGCCCGGGAACGGATGGCCCCGATATTTTAACACTTGATGTTTCAGTACTTCAGGAGCCGGGTACCGGAACGGAAAACTTCAGCGAGCGCCTGACTGAGGGGCTGGAATATATGAGGCTTTTAAAGGCAATTAAATACCTTTTAAATAAGCTTTCAACCGAAGAAACAAGCCCGCTTATGTACGCCGGTGAGCGGCCAGCGGCAACCCCGTTTTTCAAATATCACATTGTATCTTATAAATGTGGTATTGACCAGTACACCGATACAATACACCGCCCGGAGATGGTGGATGGGTCAGCCGAGAGCCTCCGGATCACGCAGGGCAGGGTAAAGATCAAGCCGCTTGATGATACTCCGGTGATTGAAACCTATTAGCATAAAAAAAGGCTAGCAGATCTGCTAGCCTTTTTTTGTGCAATATAAATCAGCTCAATCTAAGCCGATATATTTATAAGTAAAATGTGTTTTATCCCAGTAAATAACATAGTCACCGAGGCTACCTTTAACCTTTGAATTTATCTCAACATCAAAGGATATTTGTCCATCAGTTTCATCACCTGCGAATACAAACCCTCTGTAATGGCCGGGCTCAAAGGCTTTCTTATCAATGTTAATTATACCGGACTCTCTATCTAAAAGTACTGCGGCTTTTACTGCTTGGGTTCCGCTTAAAAAAACTACTACAAGCCGGGCCTCATCGCTACC